TGGACAGCATTAACCTTGCGCCAGTATCCAACTTGAATTGATACAGATGCAAAGGCTAAATCATCTGGGTCATACATCCAATCCGTAGCCCCCACGAGGGAGGCGAGGATTGTGTAATCAGCATTGAGTTTTCTATTGTGTGTCTCTGGTTCCCACTCAATAGATGAGATGCTCTTGCGAGCATACAAATACATATCCAATCCCATAATTAGATACCCATCCCTGCCTTGACCTTTGGGTGCAGTTCTTCAGTCATAGTTTTGAACGCACCTGCTGGCCAATCTGAATTGAATACACGGTTAAGTAACTGTGCTAGTGAATAACGTGGTTCATGTATTAGAGCCAAAGATAAAACATTCTTTGCTTCTTTATCTTCTACTGAGTATAGATTTGCAGCCAAGATACTAGCAATTGGTGCAATGAATTTGGCTGGAACTGAGTGCATAAAGTATGCAAGATATGCATTAACTCTTTCAATTGGAGCCTCAGATGGTAGACCTAATACAAAGTCACGCAACTGAATGTCTTTGTGCATTGCTGCTGTTACCTCTGCAATATGGTCTGAGTCTGGCTCACTATCTGTACTGATGTACTCATAGATTGCATCTGTCAAACGCTTGCGTTGCTCTAGTAGTTGTTCTGCCTTACCACCTTCACCTAGAAGGATAGTCTGGTAGTTTTCGATTTCTTCTATTGTTACTGTCATTTGTTTTCCTTTTCTATTGGTTAGTACCAACCATTGCTTCGCCAATGCGACCAAGCAATTGATGGTTTGTCGTAGCGGTGTTGGATGTAAGCCAGCCCACGCTCAATCTGGAGCGGGGCTGGCGTTGATGGGTCAAGGTTAAGCAACTGTGGAATACCGAATGCTGTGCTGTTTGGGTTCTGTGCTGTCGGATTCCATGCTGATTCCTTTCCCCATAGTTTCATAAGTGCATGGTGTTCAGACAAGTTCCATTGAGGGTATGCCATACGCATGTACTGTTTTGCATATAACTTCAGAGCACGAGGAGTCCAATGGAACTCGCTCATCTCTGTATGTTTTGGCTCTATGTGCTGCTGAACTATTGGCATGTGCCACGGTAGCAGCGACAAGAATGCTACGTACCATGTTGTAAGCAAGGCGAATAGTTTCTTCATTTAATAACCCATCTGTAGAGGATATAGAAAACTGTAATGATGAAGACCCAGGACTGTAATGGTGTGAGAGGGAGGAACGTAATGTCATTCATCACCCCACATCCTGTCTGGTTCTGTGTATACATCACTGTCATCTTCTATGTCTTTGTCTAGTGCTATGTCATCTTCAAGCGGTGGTTCGTAGCCCATCTTTCCTCCTTTGTAGTACATGCATTTGGTCTCCATACATACTGTGTCTCATAACTGTTTCAATTGATACTCCATATATGTCGCACAATTTTAACAGTCTTTTAACTGTTATAGGTCTAAAGTTCCGTTCATAACTACCTAATGCTGCGACAGTGAACTCGCCATTGCTCATGTCTTCTACTTCTTTAAGGGTGTATCTTCCAATTATTCTTATCATCTTGAGGGTTGTCATTACATCTAAGTAGTCAGGGTTTAAGTTATACATCTTCTTCTATCTCCCTTAGTAACTCATCTAGTATTGGCTGAACTGCTAGTGCTGCTTCATCTAATAGTTCTTGTAATGGTCTACTCATTTATTTCTCCAATCATTAAATCGCATTTAACATTAGGGAACTCGTGCCTTGCTTCACAAATAAAACAGAAGCCATAGTCAATAGAATCAATGGCTTCTTGTAGTGTATTAAATACTTTCATTCACTGTCTTCTTCACATTTGTGTGACTCTATTTCTGTATGTGAATCTGGTAGTTGTTCATCACAATCCATGCAATATGGAACCCATGTTACTGCTGTCATTCATCTTCCTCACAACTTCCGCATTCCATACATAGACCACAATCTTCACATAGATTTTCTACATACTGGTCGCAGGTCTCACACTGTGATGGGCCATAAGGTGCACTCATTCTTCATCATCACTTTCTATCCAAGGGTATAGTCTGTGCTGTTCAATGATAGCCCGTGCTGGTGCATGGCTCATGCCTTTATAGAATACGCCTTCGGGCATAGAGATATACCTATCAGTATCTCCCTCCCAATATGCTTGGATTGCTTCCATGCATGGAGTAGCCATGCTGGATGGTACTGGTGGGTAGAAGTTACCTGTTAGGTGTATCTCTATCTGTTGCAGTTGGGTTAGGTTATCCATACTGGCTAGGTCTGTTGCAAAGTTACTGCCCATTAGTTGCCTTCCTTAATGTTGTTAACTAATAGTCGTTCATCTATTGGTGGAAGTTTGCGTCCTTGAGTTACCTTTACTCCACGATTGATACAGTATGCTTGGTATAGTTCTATGTATTCAGCATAGTATTTGTTAGTTAGAAATGTTTTTGCATACTCTGTTGCTTTGTTTCTTACGCTTCTGATTTCTTGGGGTGTCATTACTCCTCCTCCACATAGATGCGTCCTGTTGCCATCATTTCTTCTAGGATATTGTTGGCTGCTTTGAGTGAGACAATTGCTCTATCAATGGACTCATTCAAGTCTGCTATTTCATTTACTGTGTACGCCATAGTTCTCTCCTATCTTTCCCCATGCACACGAGGTGCAGTAGTTTCTTGTGCTTGCTTTATTTACATCTACTAGAATTGCCATGCCACATGCATAGCAATCGTATGTTAGATACTTTACTTGGTTGTCCATGGGTCATCTCTTACTAGGTCTGGGTCATAGAAGTTACTGTCTGGCTTTGGCATGTAGTAATCTACGCTGCGAGACTTGCGTAGTTCTCTGCGCAGTCTCATGTTCTCTTTAGTTAGTATTGCATTCTGTCTGATAGCAAGGGTGATTACTGCTACAGATGTAGTTAAAGCAATGAGCATTGCTACTAGTGTCATTGAATCTAGTACCATTTCTATCTCCTTTTGTGTGAGCATTGGCTGATAGGAACTAAGCAGTCCCCACAATAAACTGTATTATCTTTGTTGTCTAGCATGTTACCTACTCTCGGTTGTCTGCACTTATACGGATTCCCTGCCGTTAAAAAAACAGCAGGTGGTGAGAGCCGAAGCCCCCACCACCTGCGTGTAGATTAGACTAGCGATAACTTGGTAACTACCTGGTTTTCATACCACTTGTTATTCTTTTCAGAGAAACTAGAGGTCATGTAGCCTTCAATGTTTACAGCGAACTCAGACTCGGTTGAGTTGATTAGGTTCTCGCGAACCCATGCTTGGATTGCAGGGTCAGTGATTGTAATCTGACGGCTTGCAGTGAACTTGCTAGCCATATCGCCGTTGGGAGTATATTCTAAGCGGCGGTCTACAACAGATGCTTTGATAACATTGTTGTAATCTTTCACTGACTTTAGAATTGAACCACTGAATGTGAATGTGTTTGACATGTTATTTCCTTTTCTATTAGTTGTTTGATTGGGCTAAGCACCCGTCACTCGTGACGGGGCTGCCCCTATTGGTTAGTTACAGTTTGGGCATGCAGCATGTTTGTTGCATGTGTAGTGGCAGGTTTGGCACACCATTGAGTTCGGTGGCATTTCCATGTTCAGGTCAAACAGACGGTCTGTTATCACTGAGATAGGGTCGAGGAACTCCTCGCGAGTATCTTCCCATGTTTGAGTAGCGTAGACGAAGTACGGTTCTACTCTTGTGGTTGAGCCTACCCATTCATGCCCTGAATTTTCGGGCAGATTGTAGGATAGTTGCTTGCGGTACTGAAGATTGCCCTCATCTACTATCGCATGGGCAATGTTGCTATCACGGGCTGTGCGAGTGTCCTCACACTCCATGCAGATGTCATCGAGTATGTAGCAGGCATAGCAGGCGTTAGTGATTGTGATGCCTTGTTGTTCGCTCATTACATTGTCTCCCATTCTGGTTTCCATTTTCTTTCGTGTTGATTGTATTCACAGTAAAGGCATACGTATATTCCTTCTTTTATTTCTATGCCCCAATTACATACGGAGCCTATGTATTCGTCATTGCACCTATAGCACTTTCTGATTTCGCTCATAGGATTGACTCCACTAAGTGTCCGCCACATACAGGACAGTAGAGTTGGCTGTCCCCCTTACCTTCTAGCACTTCCTCATCTTCGAACAAGTCGTCACCTGCAGGGCACCAGGTAAACGTTTCAGCGTGTGTAAGTAGTTTGCTCATGTTGCACTTCCTTTCATTTCTTTGTAGTTAGTATTTCCAACTACAATCTAAACCAAGGCATGGCTGTCCAGCGTAGTTTGCTGGACTGCCATGCTATAGAACCTAGAAGCATAGGTCGCAGGTGCAGTGTGTTCTGCAACCTCTTGACTTCATTCCCGCTGAGAAGTGCGGGACATGTGCACCCCATGCGGTGGTGCATTCGGTGCAGTTTGGCTCTGCCTTAACCATGTGAGTCTTGCCGTTGCAAGCACTACATGGTTCAGTTTCTACCTCATCGCTTGTGAGGTTGAACTCAGCCTCTGCCTCATCAACCTCCTCTATCCTGCTGAGGAGGCTGATGATTGCATTGCCATGGCATGCATTTGGTGAGCAGTAGCACGCCAAATCTTTGCCAATCAGTGGCTCTAACCACTTAGGCTCGCGCTCTAAGCGCCACTTGGCATAGTGGTAGAACTTGGAGATAACGGTATCTCTATCTCCATCTGCTCCGATTAGGAACGGATTGCCCCACACTGTGCCTCTGCCGATTGCAACGGAACCTGCAGGGGCAACATTATTTACTACACGAATTACTTTCATAACTTCCTTTCGCAGTTGGTATTTCCAACTTCTTACCTCTAGCAAGGCATGGCTGTCTAGCGCTTTTTGCTAGACTGCCGTGCTAGAACAGTCCGACTATCAGTAGGATTTTGTTTTAACTGGGCGCGGAACGGATAGTCTTTAGTGGAGCGCCGAGATAGTCGTCTGTTAACAGCACCCACTAACAGTACAGACTGAGCGGTAGCAAACAGTTCTGGGGTCTCAATGACCCCAGACTGTTTAATTGCTTGCAGATGTAGTAGAGTATCTCTATATAAATTATTTCCGTACAGCAGTATGCCTATGCCCCTGTACTATCA